ATGCAACCCCATTTCTCCAGTCTTTCGCCCCATGACTTCAATGTAATATAGGCCCCAGAATGAGAACACGGTGGCGTCGTTGTATGACTTGGATGTCTCTGCTGTGTCAGCCGTGATAAACGTAAAGAATATATCAGGCTCTTGCTCGAGCACGGCAAAATAGTTTGGTCGAAATAGAGCGCCTCCGGCTGGCTGAGGGTCTTGTTGATGCTGACTTGCGAACACATAGATGTCTCTCTCTTCACGTATCTTTAGCATCTCGAGAGGAAATGCTTCCGGATAAAGGCAGTTGCCAGCGGCGTCAATGCTCTTGAGGATGACTCGCTCCCAATGATGACCATCATTCCCTGCAAGCAGATAAGCAGGCAAGTCCGCTTCATGCAAGCGCTGACCTATGAATATCATCGGGACGTTTATACCTCGAACACGCTGAAGTATGGTCTCTCGGTAATTCTGGATAACTCCTTCGCGGACCAAATCTGAGTGAACTTCATCCGGCTTGTGTGCGTCATCAAGGATAAGGGCTCCACTAAATCGATCGAGGCCAGGTAATCCGGCATCGCGACCAGTAATAGCACCTGAGCTACCAAAAGCCCCCACTGCACCGCCAGCGGTAGTCTGGAAAAAGTCTTTTGCTTTGCTGTCCGCACGAAGTTCTACCCCAAACAAATTTCGATAATCGTTTAGCATCATAATACGTCTTACCGTATCAGTGTGAGCGGCGGCCAACGTATGTGAGTATGAAATATAAAGATATTTGCTATCCGGGTACTTAGCCATCGTCCAAGCTGTCCACATAGACATGAGCAAACTCTTTCCGTGCCCAGGAGGGACGTTGATCACAAGTCGAGTTGTCTCTAGCTTTGCGCACTTTACTAATTCGCGACAAATTGTTATTACATGTGACTCGCGCCCAGCAGGGCATGGCAAAATAAAATCTCGACCAGTTAATACGGGATAAAACGTACGAACAAAAAGAAGAAAGCTTGATTGTAATTGAGAGATTAACTGAGCTTTTTCTTCATCAGACATCGCTTGCATTTATTTTGTTGAGGTCGGCTACTAATTCTTTGATTTTAAGAAGCGTCTCGTCAGAAGAGGGTTTTTCTTCGGGATGCTTACGCTCCCCATAAACTTTTGGAGCAAGCTTTGCTGCGGTCCACTTTCTGTTGTCACAAACTAACCGAGCATGACCAAGCATCCCGGCGTCTATTTTCGTAATTCCTAATGCATCAACATAAGCGTTCTCGAACAATTCACTAGCAACCTCTTCAATGGATTCAGCCATTAATTCGGCCTGATGCTGCTTAGCCAGTGTGTACATGTCAGAAAACAATTTCTTTTCCCATCGCCAAACATTGATAGTTTCCCTGCTGGGAAGCTCTGGATACATTCGGCAAAGAGTGGGTAAACCATAAGGATTTGTTGCGACAAGCGTACATATTCTATTAGCCAGCTTTTCGGAATAAATAGAAGGGCGCCCAGCAGCCATATTACACCCCTACTACAGCTTCAGAAGTAACAACGCGCGACATCGACCGCTCATCATTTACTTCTCGACTTACACGCTTAGCTCGTGTCCGAGGGGCAACAACATCTAAATCCAACTTAACAACATTACTAACCTCACCCTCACCCTCACATTCAGGACAAGTCCGAGTGATATACCCCATGCCCACAATCTTGCCAACACCACGGCACGAATTACACGTCACTAATGCCATACATCACCTTCAATTCGTTAATCCAATCCATGACCGACGCTAAATACGCATCTAATGCTTGAACATCATCAATACTGCTTGTGTACGCATACGGCATAAGTTTTCCACAAAATTAGGGGATAAATACGATTAATCCTGTGGAGAACTATAACAAAGGCGCATACACACTACAATCTTTACCATGATCAAAATCAATCCATCATACTAAGCAAAATAAGCTGACTAATTTAGTAAACATAAGTATACTAACCCCATTGAAGCAGCAAACTAAAAATGGAGAGTAAAATGGAGAGCAAAGTGGATAAGTACGAAGGCATAGAGTATGAGGTAGAGCAATGGATGGACGACGAAGAGCCTGGCGCATACCCTAAATACATTTATACGATACGCACTGAGTTTACAGATTACGACTCCAATGATTGGTATGGCAGTGAGTCTGATGCCCATTCAGCAGCTAAAGAAGAGATAGACAGCATGATGGACGGACCAGACGAGCCAGACTATGACGCACCAACATTCGCAGAAACATATCGCAAAGCTTGGGAACACGATCAAAATTTAAAAGGAAGGGGATGGTGATGTCATTACTAACATTTGGACAATTTATAGAAACAAAAAGATTAAAGCTTGGATTTAATCTAGCTGAGGCCAGTAGACGCACGGGAATTATGGCTCAATCTATTGGAAAATATGAGGAAGGAAAAACTATTCCTCGCCCTAAAGCCCTACAGATACTAGCAAAAGGCTATGGAATTCCTCTGACTGAGTTACAGGAGTTCATCCCAATGGATGGGGTAATCAATACAATAAAAGAAAGGAAAACACCCGTCGCCACTCTAATAAAAAATATTTTACAACTATCAGAAAAGATAGATGAGTGCATGAACGGCGAATCCTATTTCGAAAAAAACATCAAACGAAAGGGTTTGGATAATTTAGACAAAGTAATTGAGCTCTTGCAAGATATCACAATTATAGACGAGGCATTCTAATGAAAAACAACGACAAATACATGTGGATAGCCATCGGCTGCGCCCTAACCATGGTCGGCATAATCGCCTACGGCATAAACAACTGGGGATGGTAATGGATAGATACCACGGCGACGAACAAGAGCTACAACAAGAATACGACGACCTACAAGAACAGAAATACTGGGAAGGAGCAGACGAAGAATGACAATTTGGCTAGAAGCAACGATAGACTATTCCGATAATACTTGCAAAATTTTAATACAAGGGGAGGGTAGTGAGCACATATCATACCGAGAAATGTTTGCGTCAGACCTTGAAGACCTCGAATCCCAACTCCAATCCATAGCCTCCCAAATCCGAGATTTCAGAATAAAGAATTTCCCAGAATCGGAGAACATTGATTTATGACACTAAAAGATAAATTTACATCTAAAATGTCAAAACCCAATGAAAATGGATGCATAGAATGGACCGGAGCTTTGCGTGGCGGCTATGGAGCGTTAACGATATGTGATAAAAACTCAAAATATAAATATAACAAGGTTTTTTATGCCCACAGAATATCTTATGAATTATTTATTGGTGAAATAAATGACGGATTATTTGTTTGCCATACATGCGACAACAGATTGTGCGTTAATCCTAATCATTTATTTTTAGGAACTCGAAAAGACAATGCAGACGACATGATGAGAAAAGGAAGGAGCAATATGAAGCATGGAGAAAATCATTTCGGATCAAAATTAAAAGCGTCTGATATTAAGGACATATTTAATTTATCTAAAAACACCCCTCAAAGAACTATTGCAAAATTATTTAATGTTTCGCAAGGAGCAGTAGCGCACATATTACACAAAAGAACTTGGATAAAGGAATCTTTGGGACTGGAGAGATAGATGAGTGAATTTAAAGAAGGCGATGACGTATGGTTCTTTACGTTTCCCGAAGATGGATGCGGTGGATTTGATGTCTCATCTGTTGATTTAGAGGTTAATAGAAATCAATGCGCCATTAATTTAACCGCAGGATATGTGGCGTATGCCTACAAATCCAAAAACGAAGCCCTAGACGCCATGATTGCAAGAATAAATGAGTTAAGGGAAGAAGAATGACCAAGGAAGAGAAATGAAAGATGAAATTAAAGTCGGTCTTTTGATCTGCGTTCTCGGAGTTGCTGCAATCGGCGGAATTTTCGGAGTCTGCGCCCTTTCCACCAAGTATTCATTATGGTCATCAGCAATACAAGGCGAAGCAGAGCTAAGAAGAGCCGACTGGAACAGACAAATATCCGTAAGAGAAGCCCAGGCGAAGAAAGACTCAGCAAGCTTGCTAGCTGACGCAGAAGTCGAAAGAGCTCGCGGCGTAGCATTAGCCAACAAAATAATCGGGGATAGCCTGAAGAACAACGAAGAATACCTACGATACCTTTGGGTCGACTCTCTACAGCACACCCAGAATCAGATTATCTATGTCCCAACCGAGGCTGGGCTACCTATATTGGAGGCAGGGAAAAGATGAATGACTTCACGAAAGAAGAACTATCAATGTTGAAAAATGGAATTCAATACCTGTCTGATAGAACAAGTTTAAGTGAGAGATATTTAGAGGCGCATAATTCCTTGGAATCTAAAATCCAATCCCTAATCGACAACTATTGCGAACATTTAGATAGCAATATTTCTTTTGTATGCGAAGATTGCGGGAGAATAGAATGATCATTAGCGAAAAACAAATAATGCAGTTAATGAATCAGTTGCGTGACCACATAGTATTCCATGAGCAGATGGCATGCCTGGGAGCCATCAACAAAAAATATATTGATTGGTTGCGCGAATTACGCGAAGAAATAACCAACCAGCAATTCGAAGAATTAAAGGAAATCAAGAATGATTGACTACGAGAAGCACAAAATTTATTACCATCCTTTCGGTTTTGTATTCTGGGGCGGATTTTTTATTGGAGCCGGATTAACTGGGGTATTATTGACCTTAATTAGGATGATCGAATGATTAACTACGAGAAAATATGCAAATGGATTAATAAACCAATCGTTGCGTTTTTTATCGGCAGGTTTATGTGTGCATTAAATTTGTATATATGAGGACATTTAAAATGATTGATTACGAAAAACTAAAAAAATTAATAAATACTATATCTGAAATGACCCCTGATAATGGATCCGAATATTCTATGGGCTACCACGCGTCATTAATGTATATACGCAGATTTTTAGACGGAAAGGAGCCGTTTCAATTGAAAATAAACAAATTAGTATTTGCAATAGAAGAACACAAAGAATAAGAACGCGACAAAAACCTACGCACGACTTGATGATGCGATTATTTTAATAAACAATGGAGCAAAAAATGCTAAGCATCGAAGACCTAATAGAAGTCGAATACAAACTATACGCCGAAAAACAAACCGGCATCATGTCCCACCTGCATCACCTCAAATACGAGTCAATCGACACACATCACGAAGGATGCATCACACTAACCAAGCCAGCAGCTAAAATCCTAATGGAGCACGCTAATCAAATAATCGAAG